TTTCGTCTTGCTTTTTCAGCTGACGCGTTAGCTTTAGCTTTACGAGCAGCTTCTGCTTCTTTTCGAGATCTTTCAACGGCATTTCGTCTTGCTTTTTCAGCTGACGCGTTAGCTTTAGCTTTACGAGCAGCTTCTGCTTCTTTTCGAGATCTTTCAACCGCATTGCGTCTAGCTCTTTCAGCTGACGCGTTGGCTTTGGCTTTTCGTTCTATTTCTAGTTGTTTTCTCATAATGTTGATGGCGTTTCTAATGCCGTTTTCAGGACTTGCCTTAGTCTTTTTGGAAATTTTGAATGCTTTCTTCTTACGACTAGGACTTCTCATGAGTGTGTTTTCAGGAGATGCATTTTTCATGAAAACATCCGACATTATCATTACGAATGAAAAAATATTTTGTCATTAACGATATTATTTCTAAAGGGGTACGTATATTGAATCCTGTAGGAATAAGATTGATCCATCATACAATGAATGAATACATACAAATCTTATTGGGAAGTAAAGAAATTTATAAAAAGATGCTAATCAAAAATGGATTAAATTGATTTCGCTGATTTTTGCATATCAACAATCGTCGTTTGTTTTAGGACCTTTGAAAGAATCATTTTGTATGATTCCACTGGTCTAACACTTTTCATTGCGTGTAAGTATATTTGTAATTCTATACTTTTGGCACGCGTTGAAACAAGTCCTAATGAACGCAATTTATTTTTTATCTTTTTCAAAGTTTTTGATCTTTTTCCGGGAGTGACAAGTCCTAGCCTTTCCATTGTTTTCGCACTCGCATCGGGAACGATCTTTTTAGAGACTTTTAATCCTTTCATTTTTGAAATGAGATTAGTTCCGCTATTTTTGACACAAAAAGGGGCTCCTTTGGTTCCACCACTTTTGACTTTAAGGCCAGACATTTTATTCGTTAAGTTGTAAATTGTAACCTTAGCACGTTCTTTGTTACTGCGTTCAATTTCCACGCCGGAACCACTGACATAAGAACGCGGATTTGGAACTGTTCGTTTCATTCTTTCATATTTTGTAGGAATCAAACGCATTAGATTTAATAAAGAAAAAAATATTCTAAAAGAATAAATGGTTAAAACTCCTGCCAATTTTCCCAACGCTGTCATGTTTAATAAAAATGGTGTCCCTCGTATAAAACGTCCTCTGAGTAAAGTCAATAGTGTAAATCAAAGATATGTACCAAATATTTATCAAAAGCAAAGAAAAATAAATCAACAAATAAGAAATAGAGCGAATCTATCAACAGCTGCGCTTAAAACAAAAGCAAACAAAGGCAAATCACAACTTTCAACACCTCCAAAAAATATTTCTGCTAATAATAATAAGATGTCTTTATTGGGAAATTTGAAAGGTCCAGTTACACCACGTGCTCGAAATTCAGCATTTCCTGCTATATCAGCAAAAGATCCATTACCCCCATTGCGTCCACGTAATAAATTTCCGAAGCCCGTTCCTCGTATCGCCCCCCCTCCTACCCCCCCTCGTACCCCCCCTCGTACCACTCGTAGAAATTTACTGACCGCGATGGCTAAAAAGAAAGAGAATGCAGAAATCAGTGCGAAAAAGATGAATAATATTGCTGCGCGTCTACAGCGTACAGCTGCCCAAAAAAGAAATGTTTATTCTGTTGGAACACCAACTGTAAATCCTTTATTAAGCCCAGCTCCATCAACTCCAAGTAACGGTTCTTCGCCTCGAAGCGTACTCAGATCACCTATAGTAAATCAACGAGAGAAAATAAATAAAAAGTATAATGCGACGAAAGGAAGACCTGTTGTAAATAGAAACAAACAGAATAAATATCTTAAAGGCCCTGGCCCAGCACGTAGTACTAAAACCATGATATCTTATAATAAAAATATGATTGCAAAGACAGGATTAAATTGGAAAAATAATAAAGCGTTGGCTAAAGATCCCACAGGTCTATCTAGAAATAAAGCTACTCAAATTAGTCCAGAACTTTTGTGGAAATTTGGTATTATTATAGTAAATGTCATAGACGAACGAACAAAAGTGACAAATGGAATAGCTTATGGAAAATCTGTTACGAAAGAATCTCCAAAACCTACACAATACCTGATGCAGTTTGGTCATTTTAAAGAATTATATAAAGCAATAGAAGGAACTAATTATAATTCTGATGAACTAAGAAAAATGATAAACGTAGATGTTAAGTTTAAAAATGGTAAATATACCTATAATATTACATTGCGAAATGCTTTGTCAGATAAACTTGGGTTGAAGATTGCATCTAATGCATTTTACGCTTTTGGAAGTACTTCAAAGAACATGACAACTCTTGAAGAATCAACTAACAGCCAATATAAAAACATGAATAATGAACGTAAGAAGATGATAACGAGCACAAATCAGCGAGGGGAAACGGGAAGTATAGGTTAGAAAAAAATCTTTAAATAAGTAAAATGAAGACTCTTCCGTTTTTAGGGATGTTATTGATAATAGTACAAGTTACCTACGCTTTCTTGAATAAATTTGTAGCAGGTCGTAGTTTTTTGTTTGCGCTATTCAGACCATTTATCTTCGATAAATACGAAGAAAATCCGAAATCTCTCGGAGGACAGGCGATTGAATTCAGTTATTTAACAGCGATGTATATCATAATTGCGTATTATGTTTTTCACAGCGTCCGGTTGGCAAAACCGGACAAACACTTTTCTTTAGTTAATAACCGTTAAGACTGTAAACTCTTTCGGCGATGTTCAAATAAAACTTCGACCGTATCTTGCATATCGGGTACTTCGAGCCTAATATAATTCATGTTATTGGGGTGAAGGACGACAAGATACAACCCCACGACTTTTTTACCGTAATTTTTTTCTAGAATGCGTCGATATGTATTTAATTGTAGTGAGTAATGCCAAAAGTTACAATTATGTAGATGATCGATGGGAGCGTATCCTTTTTCGTATTTGTTTTCACTTTTAATTTCCTTGCTTCGTTTCCAGTCGTATATAAGCAACGTTCCGTCTGGATTTTGGTAGATCATGTCGATAGATCCTGCCAAGCAATGGTTCTCGTCGAAAACTTCCCATTCCGTCCTATAAGGTTTGAGATGTTGGAAATCGTTGTTAAAATTGGTAAAGTATTGAAATTCGATAGACTCGCGCATTTCATCTGAAATGGGTTCGTCGTTATAAAACATCTCAATAGATTTGTGCATTTTAGTGCCTGCTGTGGCAGCTTCGACGCGATTGTTTTCCCATTGCTCTTTGATTTGTTCAACATTCATCTGGTAATAATCTGATTCAGGATTATTGAAATGTTTTTTGCATGTAAATGGAGCTATTTTGTTCGCGTTAAAGTGTGGGAACATGCTATGAATAAATGTTGTTACCGAAGTTTTCACAGCATTTCCGTCTAAATAATAGATATGGGGAGCTTCATCGAAGACTAATCGGCTATCTCGTTCGTGGGAGTGTTGTTGTTGAAGTTTCATACTTATAGATTGAACGTGTTTATTTTTTAAATAGATTCATTCTTTGATCAAATACATAAGTAAAGTATGTTGCGTTGAAATTATTGTATTCCACAGCACCTCGTAGTTGTAGACTGATCATTTGATAGACGCAAACGCATGTCTAGTAATCTATCTACTAGCTCAATTGCCAATGGACGAGAATTTGCTTGTAAAAACCAACAGTCGTTAATAAGTATTCTAATATTGCAATTGTCCGCACGCATGTCTTCTAATTTAATAAATGTCGGTCGTATATTTTTTTTGACAACATCTGTTATTATTTCACGTTCAGTCATCCCTTTAAATGGTAGATCTTCAACGAGACCAAACATGATCATGCCAAAAGAATAAATATCTACAGCCGTTCCATACCGCTCGGTTTTTATTACTTCTGGAGCCATGTATCTGTATGTTCCCGTTTCTCCAGTCATCTTGTATATTTCTTTTGAATCTGCCTGAAAACACGAAATTCCGAAATCAGCAATCTTCACCCGGCCACTCTGTGTTAACAGCAAATTCGTTGGTTTTAAATCGCGATGTATGACGCATTTTGGTGTTCGATTATGTAAATACGCAAGTCCTCTCACGACATCAATTCCTATATCGATAGCTCTATGTTTAGTCGTATTGTGTGGTTTACATGTGGATACATTAGAAGCCATCAGTTCAATAGCGATGTAGTATGGTTTTTCTATTGTACATGCTCCGAATAATTGCAAAATATTCGGATGATGTAATTTTGTCAATGCTTCAAATTCTGTTCTAAACTCTGTCATATCCACTGATTTCTCGACTGAAAGAACTTTAACGGCTATTGGTGTTTTTCTCCATATTGCTTCGTGAACAACACCGAAGGAGCCATCTCCAATTTTGTGACGGATTTCTATTTCGTGTCTGGGTATCTCCCATTCTCCATGTTCTGATATTTTTGATAGGATCGGGTCCATTAATCGGTCAACACATTAGGCTCTTAAGTTGTTTGTCAACATATAATTTTTTAAACTTTACTTTGACTCTATCTCGACATTCAATAGTGGTGTTGAATATAAACCAATTATGTAAATATACTAATCCAGAATCAAAGGATATTTTGAATCGTTCGCGTATCCTATAATTAAAAAATCTTAATACTCTTTGAACTTTCCTGTCAAAGAGTTTTTCATCGATATAATTTCGCATATCTTTTATTTCTAAAATTGCTTTATTTTCAATCATTAGATCTAAAAAATCACTTAAGATGACATCTTCGTCGTGATATGCTATAAAAAAGTTTGAACTTATTCTTTCGAATATTTGGTCGATGCGTTTTTTTATATTTGATTTGTATTCTTTACTTTTCTTATAATCTTGTATCAAGGGAACAGACAAGTTTCTAAATTCGCGAGAAACTTTTACACAGTTTTGAAGAATGCGCGGGGAGCATTGTTCCAAAACTCTGGAATATACAATATGATTCATGACCACCTTTTAAAAAAAATATAAATTTATTCTTTACATATGTTTAGCAAGTCTTTTAGGACTAATTCCTATTCTAATATTTCCGGGACATCTTTTACGTCCACACAATTTAACAAACCGTTCAATATTTTTGTTTCTTTGTATTTGAGATTTTCTAACAGCTGATAACCCCTTCACGTGTCGCTTTGCTTGACTTTTAATTCGGTTGTGTTCAAATTTTTGAAGTTCGAATGTTACTCCCTTTCTTGCTGCCGTTTTGTGCCAGTTTTTCCCGAGTCTTGTATGAATTCGTTCTCTTAATTTTGCTTGTGATGGTTTAGGATAATTGGGCATTGTAGGATGTGGCTTCATCGAATTTATTACATTCATCATGGCAGCACGAGGCGGAACCACTGCTTTTGGCATTAATATTATTATTATTTAATAATTTGAGAAAGTCCATTTCAGACCAAGCATTGTAACGCATGATGCTAGGAGACTTAGGACTCTCCATTGCTCTTTAAAGTAAGTAATCTGTCTTCTTTAGGCAAAGGAACTTACGAGTAAGTTCCTTTACTTGAGCACGACGGGGCTCGAACCCGCGGCCTTGGGGTTAGAAATCCCACGCTCTATCCAACTGAGCTACGCACCCAATTTGTTATGTATTCATTTTTTTAAACTAGTTTCTTTATCTTAGCTATTTTCTCGGCGGGGTTGAGTCCTTTTGGACATACTTTTGAACAATTCATGATTGTATGACATCGGTAAAGTTTGAACGAATCGTTTACTTTGTCCAACCGATCTGATTGATACTCGTCGCGACTATCTATAATCCATCTATAAGATTGCAACAATACCGCTGGTCCGAGATACTTGTCAGAGTTCCACCAGTAAGAAGGACACGATGTTGAGCAACACGCGCATAGAATACATTCGTACATTCCATCGAGCTTATTTCTGTCCTCCTTGCTCTGATATCTTTCTTTAACACCAAACTCCTTTTCATCTTTGAGTTTGAGCCACGGTTCAATACTCTTATATTGCGCATAAAAATTCGACATATCAACAACTAAATCTTTGACAACAAACATATGAGGAAGTGGAGTCACTGTTTGTGATCTATCCTTTTCTACCTTGGTAAGACATGCGAGTCCATTCTTACCATCGATATTCATAGCACATGATCCACATATGCCTTCTCGACACGAACGCCTTAAAGACAATGTGGAATCTTGTTCATCCTTGATTTTTAAAAGAACATCTAGCATCATTGGACCACATGAGTTAACGTCAATTTTATATTCTTGCATAAACGGCTTCGCGTTAGATTCGGGATTCCAACGATAAATTCTAAATGTTTGCAAATTTATTTGCTTTGCGAAAGTGGCAAAGCTTCTTTTTAAAAATGTGCTCATTGTTATTATATTTTAGCCTTTTTCTTATGTTTGCTATAAAATCCCACCGCTAACGAAATTTATTCTTTTTCTAAAATTCCACCGCTAACGAAATTTATTCTTTTTCTAAAATTCCACCGCTAACGCGTTGAAATTTATTCTTTTTCTAAAATTCCACCGCTAACGCGTTGAAATTTTAGTCCACTTCCTCCACCGTAGGTCCACCCGACGTGTCCATCGGCGTTGAATCGGTAGAAGGTCCCATTGTTGCCATAAATTGTTCAAACTCTTTGCGTTTATCTTCTAGTTCTTCCACCGACGCAGATTCATTATCCGCAATCCAATTCCTTATTTCGTCAACTCGTTTTTCTATCTCTTGCTTTTTATCTTCAGCGGCATTTGACAACGCAGTCGATAAAAACCCCTCGAGTTCGTTACGAGCTCCGATCTTTTTTGCGATTGCTTCATCTTCCGCCTTATATTTTTCAGCATCTTGAACCATTTTCTCGATGTCATCCTTGGAAAGACGTCCTTTGTCATTTGTGATCTTAATGTCGGATGATTTTCCCGTGCCTTTTTCGACGGCACTCACGGTCAGGATTCCGTTGGCATCGATATCAAACCCTACCTCGATCTGGGGAACCCCTCGAGGCGCTGGTGGTATGCCTCCCAAGTTGAACTCTCCGAGCTTATTATTGTCCTTCGTCATTGCTCGTTCTCCCTCGAATACTTGAATCGTAA